ACGTTCTCTCCATACATTCCCAAAGCAGCCTGTTGGTCTGGCGTCATCTTATGGTACTTCTCCATACGGGGGTACGCCATCTTATATTTATCCGACTCGGGATCTGCGTCTTCAAAGGGACTACCACCAAGAGCCTTCTTAACGCGACCTTGGTGTGCCCTTTCATAACTGGATAACCTCTCCTTGAAGTCATCGTCAAAGCGATCCCTAGGGTTCACTGGGGCAGGAGCTGGAGTCGGTGCCGCCTGTGGTTTAACCTGTTGTTGTTGAACGGCTGGTTTAACCTGTTGTTGTTGAACGGCTGGTTTAGTCTGCCGCTGTGGTGCTTGATTGGGAATGACACCTGCCGCCTTATTCCTATCATAAGCCGCCGCCATACGAGAAGCCAGTTCCTTAGAAGGAGGAACATTGGCTTCTAGTAGTTGCTGCTCAAATAACTTAAAGTCAAACATAGAGAACGAACTCTTTTAATTATTTATAAACTCTTTAATTAGAAACTAAAGTCGGCGAAGGATGTTTTCTTTTGGAACTTAGGTTCGGACTCGTTATAAGAGGTAACTGCTGCCTCGTCAATGAGTTCCGGTTGGGATGATTGCTCGACATCATAAAGACGCATCTTTGCACGGTCGATACCGACAACGAACTTGCGATACTTAGCGGGATCGTTGTAACGGTTCTTAAGTTGCTTAACCATAATCTGACCCATCTGATCCAGTTCCTCAGAGGAGATAAGGGCAAACATAAGGTCAGCAGTAGCAGGCAGACCGAACGATTCGGATGTGTCTGTCAGACTCACGTCCGAGTTCTGATACCCACCGCGAGTCGTCTGAGTGGCACTGACGATCGGAAGGTTGTGCTTGCCTGCAAGTCCACGAAGTTCTTCGGCAATTGATTTGACGATCGTATATGAATTAGCACTTGAACCAGCCTTATAGCGTGAAGAAGTGCAAATGTTAAGATAGTCGATAAAGATAATGTCAGGGCGGAAACCCTTCTTGAGAGAAAGTTCTTTAAGGAGTGCATCGAAGTGTCCGGCGTGAGCAGAAGCAGTTGGGTATTCCTTGATGAATAGTTTACCCTGTGTCTTACCTTTCAGTTTGTTAACCTTTTGTTCAAAGGTTTGGCGGGGGATGTCTTTGATATCCTGAACATTCACATCAAGCAAGTTAGCGTCAATGCGTTCTGCAATGCGCTCCTCCGCCATCTCACAGGTGATGTAGAGAACATTCTTACCCTGTGTGAGTGCCCTTGCAGCAAAGTCACACATAAACAAAGACTTACCAACACCAGTACCAGCAAGGGCGATGTTGAGTGTCTTGTTGGGTAGACCACCCTTGGTGATCTTATCGAAGTAGTCCAGACCGAAGGGAGTACGCTCCTCTTTCAGGTGGTAGAAGTCATAACGTGCCTGATAGTCGGCAAGATAGTCATGACCCACGTGATCATCAAAGGAGACAGCAAGTGCCTCGGAGAGGATCTGGGGGATAGCATCACGACCACGATCCTTATCGGATCCATCCTGAATGCTGATAGCATCCATTAGCGCAAGGAACACTGCACGCTCCTTGCACCAGGTCTCGGTGGTATCAACCAACCACTCGGTCTTATTGTCCTCAGGTTCAGTCAGATCATCAAATGATTGACCTAGTTCTTGGAACTCCTCCTCACTAATGTGCTCAATTTCCTCCAGAGCGATCTGAATGGATTTTGCTGAGGGGCAAGAGTCGTACTTAGAAAAGTAGTCTTCGCAGATTCGATAGTAGCGACTCGCGACGGGCGACTCGAAGTAGGTTGCCTTAAGATACGGAAGTACTCTTCGGGTGTAAGTCTCATCGTGAATCAGTCCTTTGATAATGGAGGTTTCTACTGTGGAGATCATGCAGCGTAGTTCAGGTAAGATGACATGATATATTTGGTGCCGGTCTTAACCGGAAGTCCCGCGTGCGGATACATCCACATGGGAGGGAACACTACGACCGAACCTTTAGTGGGTGTGATCTTAGTGTCGGGGTAAAAGATGGTCTCACCACCCTCAAAGTCATCATTGAGATAGAACAAGAAGGAGAGATACCTCTTAGCGGAGGAGAGGGAACCCACATCCACATGGTCAGCAAACTGCTGACCCGTCTCACCAGTATAGCGCTTCACACGGAACTCTTCAAGTGCTATCTCAGGGAAATATGGTGTCTCTAGTGGGAAGTCCGCCCTATAGCGCCTCAGACCGTTCTGGAGGAACCTCACATAAGCACCGACGATGGTTGGGAATGTCTTGTTGAGGTTCATTTCATCAAAGTTCTGTGGTCCGTTCCGCCGCTCGATTATTTCATCTGTACCCTCAAAGGCAGAGATCAACCAATCGCATGCAGCATTCGGAATCACATTATTATATTGTCTGATGAGATTGTGGTGTGTCATGTCAACCTCCGTAAGAGAATGTTCCCTTGGCAATGACATCCAGTTTCTCCATCACTTCTTCTGTGAAGTATTGTTCTGGGTTGGCAAGGATCTGCTTAGCATAGACCTTCTTACCATCCATCTCATAACGACCAGCAACGTTCTTCCAAAGACCACCTGCTTCACCCAATTCTAGCAGACCATAGTATCTGTCGAGTCCACGCTCATCATAGTAGAGTCGGATCTCAACCTGTTGGTTCTCCTTGGAAAGACGAGACTTGGCAGTCTTTGCCTTGATGATGTTACCGATGACCTCCTTACCATCCTTCTCCTTCTTCTTAGAGAGGTAGATGATGGTGGATGCAGAGTACTTGAGTCCACTGCCTCCTCCCATCTCCTTGGTGGGAACATAGGCACCAATTACGTCGTATGTGTGGTTCGTAACAATCATGGGGATCTGTGCTTGACCCAACTTCAGGGTCAGCATACGGAAAGCACCCTTGACCAATTGTGACTTAGTCATGTCACGGACGTTCTTCTCTGCCAGGGCATCCTCGATCTCCTTATTGGTGGAGAGCATACCCAGGGAGTCCAGAACAAACATCAGGGGAGCACGCTCACTCTCATCCTGCTTGAGATAGTTATCAACGATCTTCAGCGCCTGAGAGCGGAAGTCTTCGATAGTCACAACGTTGGTGACCAGAACACGAGTGGAGTCTACTGCTCGGTCTGTGAGGAGGGACTTGGTGATGGCACTTTCGGTGTCGAAGTAAACCACTCCGCCAGTAGGGTTTTGCTCAAGAAAGTTCTTAACCACGGCAAGTGCAAAGTAAGTCTTACCAGTGCTAGACTCACCAGCAATTGCAGTAATTTTATTGCCAGAAAGCCCACCAAATATACTACCTGAACAAAGCGCGTTAAAGATGTAAGAACCCGTGTCAACATAGGTTTCCGTTTCATTGATCTCAGAGGCAAGTTGTGTGTATTCGGAACCGATGTCCTTAGCGATTGATTTGAGAAAGTCCATAGTAATCAAGAAAAGAAGTCTTCGAGGGTAGCGACACGTTCGACCTTCCAATCGATTGTATCAAGGATTGCCTTAAGTGGGTCGATGAAACCCTTGGAAAACATTGTATCGTAATCCAGGTATTTGTCTAGTCCGAACTCAGGTGGCAACTGCCCATTGAAGGCAATCACGTTCTCACCGATGGGATTGGGTTTCTTAAGATAGGCAAACTTAATCTTATCACCATCGTTGATTGAGTTGTACTTATTAGTCACCTTGTGATGCTTGAGACCGTGGTTGTAAAGTAACGCACCACGAACATGCATTGGTGTGCTCTTGCGGTAGAGCGTAACGGGATCGGAGAACTTATGAAGGTTGTTACACCCACGGGGGAATGCAACCTGCTCAACGGTTAGAGAAGCATGCTCAGTACGTTTCGCTTCGATGTAATCCAACAGTTCGTCCTCAGTGCCAGACATGATGATGTCCAGGGACTCTTTGATGTAGGTACGGCATGGAGCAGGAGTGGAAGATTTCACTGCTTCAATACCCATCATCTTGAGAGAGGGTTCCTTGTAACGAACACCTTCATTGTCCCAGACATTGAGGATGTAACGCTTCTTAGCAGTCCAGATACCCTTCTCGGCAATACACTCACGCTTCATGACGAGAGTGCGTTCCATGCAGTTTAGGTAGTCTGAGAGTTCATCATACGACTTGTCGATGAATGGAACAATACGGTCTTCGCAGAACTGGTTGAGAATGTCGACTGTCTTCTCCGTGGGTGTCCCGCTGGGTATAACGGTAGATACAAGGATACCAAGATTAATGTATATACTGTCAGTATCAGACGCAATAACATAGTCTTCTCCTTCTGTTTTAAGTGCTTTGTTGCAGAACTCATTGACCTTGCGCTCGATCCAGCGGATCGCGACCTGCCCTGTGAGCGTGATCGCCTCGGCGTTGTCGAGTCGGTAGTGGCGGAAGTACTGGTTACCCAGGGCACCATAAAGCGAGTTGATCTGAATCTTCCTCGCCATCTGGAAGTTGTTGTACTTGGTTACTTCCTTGACGGTCTGCTCACGCAGTTCGAGCAACTCCTCATCCGACAGGTTGTCAAACTTACCCGCAGTCGCTTTCAGTTCCTGTTCGGGACCTTCGCCTGCCCCTCCGATCATGTAACCCATACTTAGTTGCCTTTCTGTGATTGTAACGCTTCTTGCTCGGATTGATAAGGTACTTCTCGACCAGTGATTAGATCCCAACCACGAACGAGTTCAGGATACAACCACACATCCAGGTCTTTGGAGCAGTACTTCCAATTCTCAGGGACTGTCACACAGGGAACAATCAGTGTGCTCCACAGTGCAACAAAGTAAGACCAGACTATAAAGATCTTAGTCACTTGATACCTCGGCGCTTAGTGATTGAGAATTCTTTGAGTCTTTGTTTGACTAGCACCTCACTACATCCATACTTTTCAGCAATCTGCTTTCTGGTCATTCCTAGCACAACATATTCCTCCCTTAGTACATCGGGTTCGAATTTGTACTTTCGTTGATCTTTACACTTCTCCTTATATGATTCCTTCGCATGTGCCGACCAAGGTTTCTTGAAACCAACCAGACCGTTTTTCCCCTTTCGTTGGAGGAGAATGCCACCATCCCAAATTGTATTATATTTGGAGATGAGATCCATTTCAACTTTCTGGCATTCTTTCTTCGTGCCACGGAACACAATTTCAACAATGGGTTCCTGTGCCAAGATGTAAAGTTTCTTAATGTATCCAAAGTGGGAAGGATAATTTACATCATATGGCATTATGGAACCCGGTTTGGTATGGGACCAAGCACGGTATTTTGCCCCCTCACCGACATAGAAGACATCATTGGTTATTGGACATCTAAGGGTGTAGACGTAGTTCATAAGGGTAAAGTCTTTATTTTTATTTAGTTTATCCTTTATTTCAATCCCCGCCTCTTGATCTCTTCCTTGATGTTCACCAGCTCTTGTTTCTTTTGTAGCATAGTCTTTTTGTATGTCACCCTCTCGTCATAAATACGAGTCACCAGTGCAGGCATAAATCCAACCTTCTCTTTGGAGTACATGGCACCATTAGCAGCAACGCAATAATCTTCAGGATAAGAAAGATCTGCTTCCTTATTGATCATCTTCTCTACGTTGGCGTTGGGGTGCTTCCGGCCAATAAGAGTCTCAGGAGAGATATTCAGGAAGCGAATAAGGGAGGGATAAAGCGAATTTAGGTCCAGCGAAACCACCCAGTCGTATGGACCTGGGACAGGCTCTTTGACGTATGCACCAGCAAATTGGTCTTTCTTGTTGGAGTGCTCAATAGCAGAAAGGACGATGTTCTTCTTACGTAAGTCGTTGTAGATAATAACGTCCCAAAGCTTAACCATACCGAAGCAGTCTGCGTAGTTCACATGAGCATCGTAGGCCATAAGCATAACCAGG